AAACGCGAATATCTGCAACCAATAAATTGACTGCACCCACTTGCGTTACCGATGGCCGCTCTACTGGGCCGACTGTGTAGCCGTCCGGTATTACTGCCAAAACTGAAAATATCAGCTGCTCAAGATTATCGAGAGATGCTGGGTTGGAAAGATAAGCGACTCCACAGGTGATTGTCATATTGATCTTGGCGTGAATTGTTGAGTCGTTAATTGTGTTTAATTCGAAATAGGGTGAATCTGGGACAAGAATAACCGCTGGAACTTGCACAGCTTCGGGAACGTAAGAATAAACGTTAGCCGAAACGGAGGCGAGTGCAGTTGCCAGCGGTGTGCGGATAGAAGATAAAACTGTGGAGGCAGGCATCAACCCACCATCGCATCGGTATCAAGATAGGGGCCAAGAAGGCCAGTTACCTTTGCCAATAAATTCTTAGAAAGTCTGTAAGGTGTAACTGCAAAATCTACGCCTTCGATTGATCCTCCAGCAGCGGTTCTGGCTTGGAAGATTTCGACAGAAATAGCTAAAACGGCAGCTTCGACGTTGGCATTTCCCACATAGGTTGATGCGCCAGAGAGCGCAGCGTTTCCGGCTGGGATAATGTTCTTTTCCAATACGTCAGCATTTGTGATGGCGGCGGTAAATACATAGGGGCCAATTAAATCATCTGTAACTGTGTGAGTGCCGTTGAAAGGCGCTCCAACACTTGTGATGACAACCGATTGACCTTCAGTAAATTCGTGAATTGTCGCGGTGTGAAAATACGCAACGTTATTTTCTAGAGATACTTTGTTGATCTTGCTCTGGAAGGTAACAAGCATTGGCAAAATTAGATTCTCACTTGCATCCACAATATCTGCCAAATAAGCGTCTGAATAAAGGGACGACGAGACGCCAAGAATCGTGCGAAGCTCTGTGGCTGTGACAATTGTTGGCATCTCGTTTTCCTTTCGATCTAGAGGGTGACAGGCCAGCTCGGGAGCGGACTGGCCGTCACTTTTGCAGTTCTAACTAGAGAACCATCCAGCGGTAAGCGCCAGCGCCGACCTTTGTAGCCAATGCGCCGTAGCCGTAGTAAGCGACCTCAATTTGGCCGTTTAGTGCGACGTTTGTTTGTAGGCGGAATCTGGATGACTCGAACCATTGGTAAGCGTCTGGGTTGATAACGATAATGGTGTTATCTCCAACGCCTGAGCCGGTTGTGAGGTTGCGATCAACGCGGAAGTTCAATCCTAGAAGGTTGCCAGTTGCGGAACCTGCTCCGAGATTTCCACCTTGATTCATATTGCCAATGAGGTTCTGGTAAATCGGACGTCCAGCATCTGCGAGATTCTGAATTGCGCCCCATTGCTGAGGTGATGCGATGATGTTTTGCGCGAATCCGAGAGTGTTAGAGTAGATTGAAACGCCAGCATCAGATACGAAGTCGAGAAGGCCAGCAGCGTCAAGAGTGCGGTTTCCGCCATCTGTTCCGCCAGCGATTAGGCCAGTTACAACTGCAACGTCGGTTGCCTTTGCGTATGCGTATTCCATTTGACGAACGAGTTCATCAAAGAACGCAGGTGAAGAACGATCAAGAAGTTCGACAGAGAAGGTTTGTCCGCCAGCGTACTTCTTAACGGTTACTGAAAGGAATTCGTTTGTCATTCCTGTTTCATCAATTGCAGCAGCTTCGGCTTCTTCGCCGACAGTTGGGACTACGGTTAGCTTAGGAATCTCGAAAGACATTCCTGCATCTGGTAGAACGCCGCGAGATACTGAATCAACAGCTGGGCGATCTGCGTTTGAAAGTGGGTTGATGATTTCTGTCAATTGACGGGTTGGGATGAGACCAGCGTTGTTGCTTGTGGTGTCATCTGCGGCCATAACATACTGACGAGCAGCATCATCACCGAGCTTAGCGCGAACGCTATTCTCGAGATATTTCGCCTTTGTGAACTCAAGGCGAGGAGTGGTGAAGAACGCTGGGCGTGATGCCGCAACTGTTTCCACCTTAGCAGCTTCTACCGTTTCTTCGGCAGGAGCTGGAACGGTAGTGTCTGACACTTGTTCTCCTTCGGTTGGGTTGTCTGCTTCAGCGGTTGCCGGAGCAGAATCTTCTTTAGGTGCTTCGTTCTCGGAAGCTGCGACTTCGCTAACGCGAGCGCTGTCAATTGCTGGATCAGTTACGAGGGAAACTTCATCAAGGGTTGCTGAAGTAATTTGCATAATGCCCTTGTTGTTTGTCCACTCGTTAATTTGTGCGCCGACGCTGAATCCATCGCGAAGGCCTTCGGTTGCCTCAACTAGCGCATCTTCGCCAGCCATTGTGTTGGCAATCTTAAAGGTCGCAACAATTCCGTTAGGTGTGACTTCGTGGCTCATCAACTTACCAATTGGGCGAGTGCGATCGTGCTCGAGGAGCAACTTCACAGGCTTCATTTCAATTGAGTCAGCTGCGAAAACTGTTGGCCCGACTGAGGTGTTGCCTTGTTCGTTCCAAGTGACAATCGTTCCGCTGATTGTGCGCTTTACTGTATCGGCCGCAGTTACGACCATTGGCATATTAATCTTCATTAGGAATTAAATCCTCCTCGCGTTGAATTTGCTCAACGCTCATCGCGCCGATGCGGTTTAAGATTTCATAAACTTGCGCTCTCTCTAAAGCGTTGCCGCGTAGGAAGTCGTCTAACGAGAACCGCACCATTACGGGGTTAGGGACGAAATCCGGAAGGGAAAGCCTTTCCTCAATTGCCTTGAGAATGGGGCGAAGTGAGAAATCAACTAGTGAGCGCCGCTCGGACACAGCGTTTGAGTAAGTCATCGAAGTCGTTTCGGCGCTCAAGAAGTAGGCTGGGATTCCGCAAGCCCGAGCCAATTCTAAAGCCACATATTGACGAGCTTCGGCTAATTGTAATGACTTTGGATCAAAGCCAAATTCTTTCAAATCAACGTCTGCATTAAGAAACGCAGTCGAGCGAGATTGACGAGCTGTGCGCCAAGCGCTCAGAAGTGATGAAACTCTTTCGGCAGTTAAGTTTGTGCCGTTGCTCTTAAGAATCATTGAAGGGTTGGGTTCTTTAGCGTAATTAACCGCTGCGTTTTCGAGATATACCGCTGCGCTAATTGTTTTGCCAGCGCGGTGCAACAATCCTTCATCTGGGCCATCAAAGCGAATAAGTGAGCCGACTCCAGAATTAGGAACGGCCATTCCATCAACTTTGTATGACTCGATTACTGTATTGCGAAAATCTGTATCAACTGTGACCCGTTCAGGACTTACGCGAGTCCAAGCTCTAACTCGACCGCCATCGGTTGTTGAATACATTTCCAAGACTTGTCCATAACCAACGCCATAAAGCCAAATATCTTCGGCAAGCCAGTTATAGATTACAAAACCAGCAACGCGAGGATCAGGCTGATTGATAACTCGGTGCGGATCTACATATTGTCCGGTAATGCGATTGAATGTTGTGAGAGGTAGTGAGCCGATAGTTCCGCAGATGATATTGCGAGCGCGAGCGACTGAGGGAACGCTCATAGCCAATTGGCGCGTTGAATTTGTAGCACCGCCAAGAATGTTGTACACCGAATCGGTAATTTGCACCGGAGTCAATGCGGCGGTTACGTCGCTAACCTTTTGCGGCGTTTGCGCGGTTATTTGTGGAAAGAAGAAATCTCTGATAGCACCCATTGAGCCTTTATTGTAAAGGGTCTGTGCTACATAATTACTATATCCACTCCATCATTTGATTTTGTGGCGAAGTGAGTCGCCATAGCAGATGCCACAGCTCCACAAATAATCGCATTAGAGACTTTGCGGCCCATTACCCATCCGCCATCACCGAAAGGCAACTTGACGGCGGATAGGCATTGTTTAGTCAGTTCATCTTGTCCCGAGTGAACTAACCGCTGAGATGAGATTGCTCCCAGTAACTCATCACAGCTTTGGGCATAGTCAAGACCATCTATTGGCTCAGTCCGTATCCCTGCCGATGCTAATCGCGCAGCAACGGCGGAAGCGGTTCTCGCAGAATAGGCAACGAGCTGGACTGGATACTTTCGCACCCAATCCGCCAAGTCATTAGCCAAAGATTTATCATCGAGGTTAGACGGATTGTGCCAAGTTTGCAGGAGGATTACTTGGAACTTATCACCTTCGAGTTTCTGGCTAGCGACCAGCGCCGCTTGTTTTCTGTCCGGACTGAGATCAATAGCCAGCCAAGTATCTGACTCAGGATCAAGTCTGAGACCCTCGACCCGACAAGATTCCCATTGAGACGGATTGATGACTGGGTTAATGGTGTCAACCCATTGGCATAGAACTTCTGTGCGCACAATATCTTCAGGGTCTGACAATACGGCGCGGATATTGTCAGGGTGGACTGTGTAGCCAAGTGACGGATTGGCTTGGCAGACACCTAGCCAGAAATCTGATGAATTGTCGAACTTGATGCCTTGAGGTGCGCTCCACTCAAACCAACCAATGTCATCAGAGCCGCCGTGAATAGCGGCGTAGGCTCTTTCGCGTAATTTGTTTAGCACTATGGAATGCTGATCTCCAGCGTTTGAATAAACCCATATTTGAGGATTCGGGCTAGCCATTTGGGTGTAACGCAGGGCAGACCACACATCTTCGTCTTTGTATTCTCGGGCTTCGTCTAAGTGGATAGTTTCGGGCGCGGCAATGCCTCGACCAGCTGAGTTATTGGCTCGGACGATATATCGTCGGCCTTCGGTAAATTGCAATTCTTGAAATCCTTTACTTTCTAGCTTCTTAGTGAATTCGGCGGCTAGTCGGGGAGTTTGCTCAATGATTCCGTAGATTTTATAAAACAATTCGGCTGAGGTTGTGAGTTTGTGAGCGGTATGAACCTGTAATTTCTCTTTAAGAACGTAGATTCTGAACAGGATTTGAAGCGCCATAAAGGTGCTTTTTCCTTGTTGTCGAGCGCATAACAAGACGCATACAGGGTGAACATATCGTCCGTCGGGTTTGTATTTAAGCGAGTGATGAGCCAGCCATTGCTGCCAACCGAGCAACGGATACCCGATTTCCTCGCAAAATTTAATCATAGCCTCGCCGTGAGAAGGGTAATCGTTGAGTTTCGTGTGAATTCGAGGGGTTGTCACACCTCTCCAATTCGATTCGTCCCTAACTCGGGCGATTTCTGTGGATTGCTCCATTAAATTCCATTTTCTTCCAAATAATGCACAGCCGAGCCATTTTCAGGGAAAATCTTCCCGAT